CCTCGGGAGAATGCGCGGGAGGTCGTGAGGCCCCCCTCCCATGAAGCGGGAGGGCCAAGAGAAACAGAGAGGAAAAAGCAGAGTGACGGGCGCGCGTCGCGGGCGCGGAGGAGGCGCTTTTATGAGCAATAATTTTGCGGATTTGCGCGGCGATGCGCCGGAAACGGCGCGGAATATGACGGAATGCAGGGGAGATCGGAAGAGTCCGGCGGATTTGGCGCAGGGGTCGGCCGGGGATGCCTCGGCGGAGCGGGAGCTGACGCCGGTTGAGGTGAGAGCGCGAAGGGTTACGGCGATCAAAAAGGAGAAGTCGCGGCTGGCGAAGCAGTTCAAGGAGATCGACAAAAAGAGCCGGGCCGTCGTGGACGGACTGATCGAGCAGGCCGCCTTCCTGCGGGTGCAGCTGCAGGAGCTGGCGGACGATATCAACATAAACGGGACCACGGAGCTGTTCGCCCAGGGGAAGGATCAGGAACCCTACGAACGGCAGCGGCCGGCGGCCAACGTCTACAATTCCATGAACGCCAACTATCAGAAAATCATCAAACAGCTGAACGAGCTGCTGCCGAAGCCGGTAAAGAATACCGAGGTAAAAGACGGATTCCGGGACTTCGTGAACGGGCGTGATGTTTTTTGATACCAGTAGAAGCTAACAACAGGATCGCCGGCGTAATAAAAGACGCCGGGGGTGAGGCAATCGGCAATAGATATGCCGGTAAAGACACGAAAGCCGACGCGGAGGAGAAGGAAGGCAGGAAGGTCGAAAACTGGATCCTGCTGTATAACGAGAAGATACAGTCGGGCGAAATCAACGCCTGCCGGAAGATCAAAAAGGTTTACGCCAAGCTGGCGGCGGATATCGCGGCAGGGGAAGCGGGCAGCGCGGAGTGGTTTTATTCGGAAGCCAGGGCGCAGCACGCGATTGACTTTATTGAGAGGTACTGCAAGCACAGCAAGGGCAAATTCGGCGGGAAGCCGGTGCGGCTGGAGCTGTGGGAAAAGGCGTTTATCGCGGCGATCTTCGGCTTCGTCGATATCGAGGGCCGCCGGAAATACAGGAAGGTGCTGCTGATCGTCGGGAAGAAGAACGGCAAGTCGCTGCTGTCCTCCGCCATCGGGCTTTACCTGATGATCGCGGACGGAGAGCCGGGCGCGGACGTCTTCGCCGTGGCGACGAAACGGGACCAGGCGAAGATCATCTGGTCCGAGGCCGTGCGGATGGTGAAGAAGTCGCCGACGCTGGCGCGGTATATCAAGTGCCGCGTGGGCGATATGGTCAGCGAGCTGAACGAGAGCAGTTTCAAGCCGCTGGCCTCCGACAGCGACACGCTGGACGGTCTGAACGTCCACGGCGCGCTGATGGACGAGCTCCACCAGTGGAAAAACGGCAAGGCGCTGTATGATATCATCGCAGACGGCACCAGCGCCAGAGAACAGCCGCTGATCTGCATTACCACCACCGCGGGCGTGATCCGGGAGGATATCTACGACGCGGAATATGAGTACGCCGAAAAGGTCGTCAACGGCTACGAAGACGAAAACGGCTATCACGATGAGCAGTTCCTGCCGATCATTTACGAGCTGGACAACCGGAGCGAGTGGACGGAGGAGAGCTGCTGGGTGAAGGCCAACCCAGGCCTCGGCACCATCAAGAACCTGGACACGCTGCGAAAGAAGGTCGCGAAGGCGCTGGCCAACCCGCAGCTGGTCAAGAATTTAGTTTGCAAAGAGTTTAATATCCGTGAGACAAGCGCGGAAGCATGGCTGCCGTTTGAGGATCTGAACAACACGGCCACCTTCAGCGTGACGGAACTGTCGCCGCGCTACGGCTTCGGCGGCGTGGACCTCTCCAAAACGACGGACCTGACGGCCTCGGCGGTGCTTTTCCGGGTGAAGGACGATCCGCATTATTATGCGCTTATGATGTTCTGGCTGCCGGAAGACAGACTGGAGCAGCGGGTGAAGGAGGACCGGATACCTTACGACCTGTGGGAGCAGCAGGGCCTCGTCCGGCTGTGCCCGGGCGGAAAGATCAGCTATAAGATGGTGGCGGAATGGTTCGAGGAGATCCAGAACGAAACCGGGATCACGCTGCTGAACATCGGATACGACAGCTGGAGCGCCACGTATTTCATCGAAGATCTGAACAACCGGTTCGGGCCGAGCGTGCCGGAGGCGGTGGTGCAGGGCAAAAAGACGCTGTCCGCGCCGATGCAGAACATGGGAGCGGCGCTGCAGGCCAAGCTGATCAACTATAACAACAACCCGATCCTGAAATGGAACCTCGCCAACACAGCCGTGGACGAGGATAAAAACGGCAATATCCAGCCCATCAAGACCAGCAAGCCGACGCGCCGGATCGACGGAACCGCGGCGCTGCTGGACGCGTGGGTGGAGATGGAGCGGGAAACGGAGCTGTATGAGACGCTGTTATGAGCGGCGTGAAAGAAATGGAAGAAAAAGACCTCCTGAAAATAAAAAGGATCGTGTATGAGGCGCTGTTCGTGAAGGCTTTGGCCGGAAAGGACAGCGGCGCTGTGAAGGTGAAAAAGGAAACGGACCTCGGCGACGCGGTAAAGATAGAAATGACGGTCGATTTAACAGCGCTCGGACTGAGATTCGAAGAGGCGACCGGCCTGACAGCGTTGAAAAATGAACTGAACGGACGGGCGTAAAAGCGGCACTGAGGTGCCGCGCTGCTGCAGGCGGTCGTTGGCGCACAGCGGATGAACGGGGCTGGTGACGTGACGTCGGTCATCTTCCGATTACAGGAAAGGGCGCGCTATCCTGGCTGCGGGACGACGGGGAAACAGAAATGGAACCGTATAACACGCGGCGCCGCTGCGCGTCGACGACCGCCTACAGATAAGACGCCGGGAAGGAATACTATGAGCGTAATTATTCAGGGCATGAAAATGCCGCAGAACTGCGACGAATGCGCAATAAACTTTGAATGCTGCGCTTGCAGCATCACGGGGACAAGATTCTGGGACAAAAAAGCGCAGGATGAAAAGTTTGATCCGTATCAAACAAGATTGAAGGATTGTCCTCTGCGGGAGGGGTGAAACGAATGGGATGGTTTGAGCGGCTGCGGAACGCGGTCAGAAGGACGCGGACGGTGAGCAGCGTGCAGATGATGACCGAGCACGGAAACGGCTTTTACGCTTGGAACGGGAAGCTGTACCAGAGCGATATCGTGCGGTCGGCGATCCGGCCGTTTGTGACGGCGGTCGGGAAGCTGGTCGGAAAAGAGATCTATGAGACGGTGAAGGCCGGGAAGCGGGTGATCGAAGTCAACCCGGACGCCTATATCCGTTTTCTGCTGGAAGAGCCGAACCCGTATATGAGCGGGCAGGTGCTGCAGGAGCGGCTTGCCTCACAGCTGATCCTGAACGGCAACGCCTTCGCGCTGATCTTGCGTGACGACGGCGGCATGCCGCAGACGATCCTGCCGGTGAACGCCGTCAGCGTGGAGGCGATCTACGCGGATGACGGCGCGCTGTGGCACCGCTTCACGATGGTCAACGGCAAGACGTGGACCTTCCCGGACGCGGATATCATTCATATCCGGCGCGATTACTATGAGGACGATATCTACGGTTCGCCCATCGGCCCGGCGCTGACGCAGCTGATGGAGGTCATTTCGACGACCGATCAGGGGATCGTGGCGGCGGTGAAAAATTCCGCCGTGATCCGCTGGCTGCTGAAATTCACGAAGGCGCTGAATGCGGATGACATCAAAGAAAAATCGAAAGCGTTCAGCGAGGCATTTCTGCAGACGTCGGAATCGACCGGCGTTGCGGCGACGGACGCCACCTTTGAAGCGAAGCAGGTCGACAGCAAGGAGTACGTGCCGAACGCGGCGCAGATGGACCGGGCGACACAGCGGATCTACGCGCTGCTGTCGACGAACGAGCAGATCGTGACGTCGAAACGAACAGAGGACGAATGGAACGCCTATTTTGACGCGCAGATTGAGCCGGTCCTGATCGCGCTGGGAAACGAATACACCAGGAAGCTGTTTACCCGCCGGGAGCGGGCCTTCGGCAACCGGATCGTGTTTGAGGCCTCCGCGTGGGATTCCGCCAGCATCGGCACCAAGCTGGCGCTGGTGGCAATGGTGGACCGGGGAGCGCTGACGCCGAACGAGTGGCGCGCCACGTTCAACCTGGCGCCGGTAGAGGGCGGCGATCAGCCGATCCGCCGGCTGGATACGGCGGTAACGGAAACGAAGGAGGACCGGACGGACGAGGATGAATAGTTCGGAATTGAATGAACCGGCGGACGCGCTGCTGGAGTTCTGTTCGACGTTCAGAAAACAGGCCGAGAAGATTGCGGAGGCATTCTTTGAGGGGGCGGAAAAGCTGGCGGAGACGCTGGCGCCGCTGATCGAAGGCGCAACGAAGGCGCTGGCGGAGCTCCTGCCGATTGTTCTGGAAGAGATCCGGCGCGGCTGCGCGTATAAACCGACGAAGAAGGACGCGCCGAGGAAAACGGGACGGCCGCACGCGGCGGCCAGACCGCGGAAAATCCTTTACAGAGCAAGGTGCGGGATATGAGAATAAAAAGAGCAATGAACATCGCGTGGATGGGGATGCTGCGCATCTATTCTCCTTCATTGATGCGGTGTGTAAAGATAAGCGATATCTGGAAAACGCCGAATTACTTAGGCGGCAGCGGCAATCTGATTGATTTTATATCATTCACGGTTAAAGAGGCTAAAAAAGAGATCAGGAGGAAACGATGACCGATTTTCTTGAGTTTTATGACAGATTGAGAAGAAGCTTTCCGCTGCACCTTACCATTTATCAAAACAAAATCATGGACTGGTGCATCGAGATCATGAAAAAAGGATGCGCGGACGATTACCCGACCACGGAGCATGAAGGAAACGACGTGCTGCTGGTCCGGGTGCAGCATTGCGACATGAAATACTGTTTCGCCAAAGCGCACGCCGCCTTGAAAGACTGGCTCATGGAGTACGAAGGCGGTTATTGATTCGGTATCCGGCGGCGCGGCTATCGCCGCTTGATATATTCAGTTTACCGGCAGGGGCTTTATTGCGTTCACCCTGCCGGATTTTTGTAAAATCGCAAACGGTTGGAAACTTATCGTGCATGTTTGCGAAAGAGCTGAACGATAAAGACAGAAGAAAAACACAACGAGGAAGCTCAAATGAACAGCATTGTGATCAAAACAGAAAAAAGGCCGTGTTACATCGAAGGGAAAAGAGCGATATTCCACAGATGGAGCGAACGAGCGGCAGCAATAAACGAATCGCCGATGATTGGCGGTCACCCGGGCGGATTCATCAAATGGACGGCCGGGATCGTCGAATTTGAAGACGGCACTGTCAAAGAAGTGGATCCGGAAAAAATCAGGTTTGCCGACAGCGGCATGTTTTTGGCTATGGCATGGAAGAATATTCCGGTAAACAAGGAAGGGCAACAGAAAACGGGAGGTAAAACATGAGGATCGACGTAAGAGGAGATATCGTTGAGGACGAGATGCTCCGGTTTTACGAATGGTGGGGCGCGCCGGCGACTTCGCCGGGCGCGGTCATCAAGCAGCTGAAGGAAGCGAAGGACGGAGAGGCGATCGACGTCTATATCAACAGCCAGGGCGGCAGCGTGTTCGCCGGGGCGGAGATCTACAGCGAGCTGCGCGGGCGCAACGTGACCGTGCATATCACGGGCCTGGCTGCTTCGGCGGCGTCCGTGATCGCCTGCGCGGGGAAAAAGACGCTGATCAGCCCTGCCGGGTGCATGATGATCCACAACGTTCAGGGAGGCGCCTGGGGCGACTATCACGAGCTGGAGCGCACCGCGGAGGCGCTGAAGCAGGTCGGCAGGACCATCTCCTCCGCCTATGAGGAGAAGACCGGCAAGACCGAAAAGGAGCTGCTGAAGCTGATGGACGCGGAAACCTGGATGAACGCCGCGGACTGCGTGGCCAACGGGTTTTGCGACGCTGTGGAAGAACGGCCGGAGGAGGCGAAGAAGACCGCAAGGATGGCGGCCGCCGCCGGCGGTTTCACACTGACGCCGGAGATGATCGAGAAGGCGCGGGAAGCGCTGGACGGCAGTTCCGGAGCGAAGAGCGGATCGCGGAGAGCGGAGAAAGCGCAGGCGAAACTGCGGCTGCTGGGGCTGAACTGTCGTTAGTGTTCAGTCGTCAGGCGTCGGAAGGCCGCGTCGGTGCGCCGCCTGCGGGCAGCAATTATCCGGCGGAGACGGAGAACACCGGAAACACAAAGGCAATAACCGCCGCTTGGGCGGATTGCGAATAAAACAAACTGGCGGGGTCGTGCGCTTCCGGGAGGAGGCGGGCGGCCCTGCCGCACTGTGAAAGGAGTGCAAAGAGATGACGAGAGAAGCATATCTCGCGCAGCGGGAAACTCTCATGTCGGAAGCCCAGGCGGCGCTTGACAACGACGAGCTGGACGTTTTCGACAACAAAACGAAGGCCGTGGAGGACCTGGACGCAAAGTTCGAAGAGAGCGAAAAGCGCCGGGCGAACCTCAACGCGCTGAACAAGGCGCCTGCCGTGCCGCAGGCGGCGAACCTGATGAACGCCGGCAAGGCGGCGCTGACAGGCACGGCGGAGACGGTCGAGGAATCGATCTACGAGAGCGACGAATACAAAAACGCGTTCATGCGGTTCGTCGTGAACCGGACGCCGATCCCCGAGAAGTTCCGCAACGCGGACGCCGGCACAACCACCAGCGAGGTGGCCGCTGTGATCCCCAACACAACCGTGCAGAAGATCATGGACAAGATCGACGCCTCCGGCGGCGTGCTGGCCGAGGTGACCAGAACGTCTTACAAGGGCGGCGTGACGGTGCCTGTGGCTTCCGCCAAGCCCGTGGCGTACTGGGTCAGCGAAGGCGCGGCCAGCGGCGACGGCGTGGATACCCAGCAGGTAACGCTGGGCGATTCCATCACCTTCGCGTATTATAAGCTGCGCTGCCCCGTCCGCATCAGCCTGGAGACCAGCGTGATGGCGTACCCGGCGTTCGAGGCGTTTATCGTCAAGAAGATCGCCGAGGCCATGACGAAAGCGCTGGAGGCGGCGGTGGTTTCCGGCAACGGCTCCGGCAAGCCCAAGGGCATCATCGCGGAAACCGTGGCCAGCGGTCAGAACGTGGATATCACCGAGGGCAGCCACATCACCTATGCCAATCTGGTGGCTGCCGACGCGCTGATTCCCACCGGTTACGCCGATTCGGCCAAGTGGTTCATGACGCGCAACACCTTCTACAACGAGGTCGTCGCGCTGAAGGATACCGCCGGACAGCCCATCGCGCGGGTGGATCACGGCCTGGACGGCAAGCCCGTGGCGCGGATCCTCGGCCGCCCGGTCGTTTTCGTGGAGAACGGCCTTTCCAACTTTGCCACCTCCGTGTCGGGTGACACCATCGTGGCGTTCACGTTCTCCGGCGCGGACTACATGCTGAACACCAACTACAACGTGACGCTGAAGAAGTACACCGACGAGAAGACCGACGACGAGTGTATGAAGGCGATCATGCTGGTGGACGGCAAGGTCATCGACAAGAACAGCCTTGTCACCGTGACGGTAAAAAACGGGTAAACACCGTCAGCCCGGCTTCCGCCCCGTTTGATAAAAACAGCGGGGCGGAGGGATACGTCGACCGCAGCTTCGAGGTGCAGAACCTCGACGCGGGGGTGACGATCACGAATCTGTACGTCGGAGAAACCGAGATCGCCAAAAGCGGCGGTGCCAACTGGTCCGTCAGCGGAGGCAAAACGGTGGTGCTGAAAAAGGCCTATCTCGCCACGCTGGACGTGGGCGATACGGTCTTCACGGCGAAAGCGTCGGACGGGCTGACGGTGAGCTTCACGGTGACAGTGAGCGATTCGACAACGGGTAACAGGGTGACGCCGGAGAGCATGATCTTTGACGTCAATCCGGAAGGAGCGAATTACAAAAACGCCACGCTGGTCGTGACGCCGGAGACGGAAGGCTCGACGATCACGGGCCTATTTTTTGTCAACGAGGAAGAAATAGGAGCGGACACAGAATTACCGCAGACCGTTGAAGGTATCGGGACGATCTGGTCCGTGACAGACGGTCTAACGGCGACGATATATGTGGAACCGTTTGTGACGATCATGACAAGCGACGGAGAATTTGAGCCGGGAACCGGTCAGGTGTATTTCACTATGAGCGACGAGAGCCGGGCCTACTTTATAGGTACGATGGAAGACACGAGGAACGCATAAGCGGACGGAGGCCGAAAGATGACAACAGCGGATTATAGAGCGCGACTGCGCTTCAGCAGCAACACGCACGACACGGAGATCGAGCAGAAGATTGCCGTCGCCGACGCGGAGCTTGCCCGCGTGGGGATCAACGTAAACGCGGAAGAGACTGCGGCCATCAACCTGCTGGATTACGCCAGGGAGCTGTTTCTGAAAGCGGAATTCAACTTCGATGGACGCGGCGATCGTTACGCGGCGCAGTTTGAGGCCGTCCGGGACGCAATGAAGCTGTCCTCCGCATACACGGAAACAACGCCGACACAGGCAGGAGACGCAGAGCAGACGGGAGGCGGCGCCGGTGAATGAGTGGATCGAGCTGCTGACCGTCACGCGGACGCTGACGACCGGCCACTATACCGAGACGGTAACCGTCAACGGGGTGTGGGCGGAGGAGCGAAGCGTCAAGCGGTCGGAGTTCTATCAGGCGTATGCCGCCGGACTGAAAGCCGAAAAGGCGTTCAAGGTGAACACCGACGAGCTGGGCGCTGCGTCTTACGTGCGGCATGACGGCGTGAAATATAAGATCCTGCGGAGCTACCGGCTGGACGCGCAGTATACGGAGATCACCGTCGGGGAACAGATCGGCGCGACGGCGGCCAACTCGGACGGAGGTGCGGACGATGGCGCAGCTGCGGATTGACGAAGGCGACGAGCTGTTCGAGCAGCTGGAGCGGATGGGGGAGACGGAGCGCATCGCGCCGATGATGGTGGACGAGGCGCTGCCGATCCTCCAGCGCGCCATGCAGGCCAGTTACGCCGGAAAAAAGATCGCCGGCAAACTGAAAATCGTGCGCGCGAAAAAGATCGCCAACGGCGGCGTGCTGGGAGAGGTCACATTCAAGGGAAAGACCGGTCACTATTACCTGAAGGGCAAAGGCAAATATCCGCTGTCAAATGCTGGTCTGGCCGTTTTTCTGGAATACGGGGTGCAGGCTCACGGGAATTTTCCCGCGCTGCCGCCGGGCGGCTATCTGCAGAAGGCCGTGGCCGCCAGCAAAAGCGAGGTAGAGGCAAAAATGCAGGATGTTTATGACCGGGAGACCGGGGCGGGAAAGGAATGACGATATGACCTTTGATGAAATCATCTGCGAGGCGGTCGCCTTTCTGAACGTGCCGGTGGCGGAGCTGGTCTATCAGGGCGACGCCGAGGACTATTGCACCTATAACCGCATTGCCGAAAAAGAAGTCGAATACGGCGACGACGAGGGCGGCGCGGTGGCGGGGGAATTTAACCTGCACTTCCACACCCGCGGGGACCCGGCGGCGTTGAAACGGCGGGTCTGGAAGCGGCTGCGAAGGCGTGAGGATTTCTTTATCCATGACACGAATATCCTTTACGACACGCCGGAGCAGGACCGTTTTGACGTCGTTTTCGACGTCAGCATTCTGAACCCGGACGGGGAGTTCGATGACGACGCGGACGAGACGGCAGGCTGATCCTCTGACGGATCCGGCAGGAAGTCGGCAAGCCGACAGGCCGCCTTCGGCGGTCGGTGCGGCTGCTGTGGCAGCCGGTGATTTTACGCGGCCTGCGGCCGAGCGGATCACTGATCCGCGCTACGGAGCGAACCAGCGTGCTGCGTCAGGAATCGCGCTGCGAAGCGGACCTGCGGTGCAGCGGGCAAAATTGCCGAAGCGCCGCCGGTGGGGAGAATCCCGAAGCGCCGCCGGTGGCGGATGAAGCGAGGGATTCGAGTGAGCAAACACAGAGTGATGACGCCGCTCCAAGGCGACAGCGCGACAATGTTTGCGAGGGCAAAGATGAAGCGAGGCTGTTTTGGTGAGTAAGCACAGAGCAATGGCGCCGCTCTAAGGCGACAGTGCGACAATGCTTACGAGGGCAAGAGGTGCCGCGCTACATTTTAACGCCGTAAGACGGCGTGCTACATAACGGCGCGGGGCGCCGTGGAAAAACAAACGGAAAGGAGAACAATATGCAGTATAAAGCATGTCTGCCGCTGATCGCGGAGATCGACAGTGAGACCGCGAACAGCGTCAGCTATAAGACCAATTCGGGAAAGGCCATCGCCAAGCTGCAGACCGTGCAGGTGAAGCAGAACCGGGAGACCATCACCGAATATGGCGACGACGGCGTGGCGGAGCAGATCTCCATTTTCAAGGATGGAGATATCACACTGGGCACCACCTTCGTGCCGCGTGAATGCGAGCCGGTCATGTTCGGGAATACGGCATCCACGGAAACGGTGGGGACAGGCAACGACGCCGTGACCGTGCCGGTGCTGAAAGACAAGGACGAGGATCTCGGCGCCTATACCGGTTTCGGGTTCGTGTGGGCTGAGCTCCAGAACGGTACCAAGGTCTACCATCTCATGTGGATCTATAAGGTCCGCTGGACGCAGCCGGACGACGACTACGAGACCAAGGGCGAGAGCATCAGCTTCAAAAAGCCGAGCATTACCGGCAAGATCGCTACGCTGGCCAACGGCGAGTGGAGGATCCGCAAGGAGTACGCTTCCGCGGACGCCGCCATCAACGCGCTGAAGACGCTGGCGCAGATGCCGGCGACGGCCTGACGAAAAAGCGGAGTTCGGAACGCCGCAAAATCGCAAACGATTCCGAATTCCGCCGGTTTATAAAAAGGAGGAAATCACATGAAAGCGATTATCAACGCCGCCCGGCGTGAGCCGGTGCTTTTTAATCTGGACGGGCGTGAGCTGGAGATCACCATGAGCCTGGCGGCCATCGCGGAGATCCAGGAGGCCTACGGAGATCTCGGCGCAGCGCTGGACAAAACCACGGAAAAGGACGGCATCAAGGTGCTGGTCAATCTGCTGGCCATCCTGATGAACGACGCGGTGGAGGACCACAACGACGCGCATCCGGCGGATCAGTGGCCGAAATACACCGAGCGTCAGATCAGTAAGCGGTTCGGCGTCAACGACGTGAACATGCTGCGGGATCTCATCGGCGCGGTGATCAGCGGCGGCCTGCCGGAGCCTGACGTGGCCGGGGCGGAGGTGCCGGACGAGATGCGGGAGCTGCTGGCTGCCATTGAGGTGGAAGAAGATTCGGACGGAAAAAACTGATCGGCCGGGCGCGCGTGGACGTGGACTACTGGTTTTACGTCGCCAAATGCGTGCTCGGCTTTTCCCAGTGGGAGAGCTGGAGGCTCACCGTGCGGCAGATCTTTGCGCTGCTGTACCAGCATAAACGGGTGCGGGGCGGCGGCGAAGAGCAGGACGAAGAATAATACGGAATGCGGAATTCGGAATGCGGAATTCCGCTAATCTGTCCCCGTAGCTCAGAAGTCAGAGCCAAAGGGTCGCCGGTGTAAATCCGGCCGGGGGCGATATCATGATATCATGCGGCGGGTCCATGGCCGCTTGATATATTTCCTCCGGCGCGGCGGGTTTTGCGAGTTTTACCGCCGCGCATTTGTGGAGGTTTAAGCTGCATGACGCTGCTGAGACAGCGTGCTACGGAACAGCGCGGGGCGACGTGCTGCGATAAAAAGACGGGACCGGACGCCGATGACGGCGGCGGTGGGATTTCGGCGAAGGCGGGGTCGCCGAAACAATCTCTTTATACAGGAAACCATCGGGCGCGGAAGCGTCCTTTTTTGATATGGAGGTGAGTTGATTGCCAAGTAAGATAGGCGCGACGATTGCGCTGGACGGGGAAAAGGAATACCGGGCGGCGATCAAAAACTGCAATACGGAAATGAAGCTGTTGAAATCCGAATTGAAGCTCGCCTCCGAGCAGTTCAGCAAGAACGCCAACAGCATGAAGGCTTATACGCAGAAGCAGGAGATCCTGACGAAGCAGGTTGACCAGCAAAAGGAAAAGATCGAAACGCTGCGCGGCGCGCTGGACGACGCCAAAAAGAAATACGGCGAAAACAGCGATCAGGTGAAGAGCTGGCAGATGCAGCTCAATTCCGCGGAGGCGGATCTCTCCAAGCTGAACCGGGAGCTGGACGACGTAAAAAAGCACACCACCGGCGTCGGGAAAGTAAAGACCGAGTTTGAGGAGATCAAAGGCAAGATCGAGCAGGCTAAGGAAAAGATGGAGGGCTTCAAAAAGGTCCTCGGCGGGATCGGCAAGGCGGTCAAAACGGGGCTGGCGGTCGGTACTGCCGCCGTGACGGCCATCGGCACCGCTTCAGTCGCCGCAGGGCGGCAGATCTGGAGCATGGCGAACGAGGTATCCGCCGCCGGGGACGAGATCGACAAGGGCAGTCAGAAGCTGCGCATCTCTGCCGGGGATTACCAGCGGCTGAAATACGCAGCCGATCTGTCCGGTACCTCCGTCGAGGTGTTGGCGACGGCACAGAAAAAACTGGCCTCCACCGGGAAAGATCTGGACCTGAAGCAGGCAATCGAGCAAGTGGCGTCGATCTCGGATGAAAACGAACGCGCGGCGGCCGCCACAGAGCTGTTTGGCAAGAAAGCCGGACAGGAAATGCTGCCTCTTTTAAATGCGGGAAAAGACGGGATTACCGCTATGTATGCCGAAGCGGAAAAGTACGGCATGATTATGAGCGACGAGGCGGTTAAAGCCAGCGCCGCGTTTCAGGATTCCCTGACGCAGCTGAAGGGCACCATGACCGGCCTGAAAAACGAGATGATCGGCAAGCTGCTGCCGTCGCTGACAAACCTGAACAGCGGGCTGAACGAGATCGTCAACGGGAACCCGGATCAGGGTATCCTGATGATCAAGGACGCCGTCGGCGGGCTGCTGGGCAGCATCGAGGAGCTGCTGCCGACGCTGCTGCAGCTGGGCGGCGAGATCCTGCAGGCCATAGCCACCTCGGTGCTGGAGAACCTGCCGATGCTGGTGGAGGTTGGCACCTCCATCGTATTACAGCTGCTGCAGGGCATCATCGAGCAAGCGGACCTGCTGATCGAGGCGGCGCTGAGGCTGATCGAGATTCTCATTGACAGTCTGGGCAACAACAGCGACCAGCTGGCCAGTACGGCCATCCTGCTGATCACCAAGCTGGTGATGGGCCTGCTGCGGATGCTGCCGCAGCTGCTGGAGGTCGGGATCGAGCTGATATTGGCGCTGGTGAACGGATTGTCCGACCCCGGCATGATCGAGGAGATCATCAAGGCGGCGGCCACCTGCGTCGGAAAGCTGGTCTTTGGCCTGATTCAGGCGACGCCGCAGGTACTTTCCGCCGGCGTCAACCTTGTCAAAGGTCTGTGGCAGGGGATCACGAATTCCCTCGACTGGCTGAAAACAAAAATCAAGAGCTGGGTCGGCAACGTGATGGACTTCATCAAGGGACTGTTCGGGATCCACTCGCCGTCCTCCCTCATGCGCGACGAGGTCGGTAAAAACCTGATGCTGGGCATCGGAGCGGGTATCGACGCCTATGCCGGGATCCCGCAGGAGGCGATCGACAAGGCTACCGCTTCGCTGACGGCCACCGCCGGCATGACCTATCAGGTCGATTATATCCACGATCAGATCGCGGCCTCCGCGCCGCCGACTGCGATGACGTATTCAGGCGGGGGCAACGGCAATCCGGGCAACGGCGGCACGCCGCTGGAGACGGTGATTTCGCTCTTGCAGATCATCGCCGCCAACTCCGACCGGGCGATCGTATTGTCTGACGGGACGCTGTTAGGCTGGATGAACGCGGCGCTGGGGCAGACGGCTGCAGCCAGTGAAAGGGGAGTGGCAGTCTGATGGAAAACACGACGTACATTTTCAACGACGGTACCGTCGTAAAAAGCTACGACGATTTCGGCCTGAGAAAGACAGAGAGAACGAAGATTTCCCCGCCGAAACCGGACGCAAAGCCGTTCCGGACGCCGGGAACCAACGGGCGGCGTGATTATTTGCGGCTGATGGGCGCGCCTCTCACCTACGAACCGCGGACGCTGACGGACGTGTTCATCTATCCGAAGCGTCAGCGCGTCTGGGAGGCGCTGAAATCTAAGGTCTACGCCAGGCTGAACGGGCAGACCTGCCGGATCATCCTTGACCGCGATCCATGGTATTACTGGGAGGGGGAAGCGGAGGTCACCGACGTCAGCGACGGGAAAGATTTTCTCAAGCTGAAGGTGACCGCCACCGTTTTTCCCTATAAATATGAGCGGTTTTCCTCCGTCGAGCCGTGGCTGTGGGATCCGTTCAGTTTTCTCGACGGCGTGATCCGGGAATACGGCGAGATCGAGGTGAACGGCTCGCAGGCGTTTACCATCCCGTGTTTGGATCTTGCCGTGATCCCCGGTTTTTGGACGGCTGACGCCGGTATGGGCGTCACCTATAACGGGATCAGTGTTTCGCTGACGCAGCGGTCTTCCTCACAGGAGCCGAAGGTCTATGAGCAGTTTGCGGCGCTCCTGTTGCCCGGCGGCGGAGATCAGACGCTGACGCTGACGGGGACAGGCACCGTCGCCATCTATTACCGGGGAGGCAGGCTATGAGTTACGCGGTATCTCTGAACGGTTCGGTCATCTACACGCCGGCGGCTGCCGCCATCGATCCGCGCTTTTCTCTGCTCTCCTGTGTGCTGACGGAGGAGGAAAACAAGATCCCGAAAAAGGAGCTGCTGCTGCCGCCTGATCAGATCGGTTTTCAGTCGGCGGGCGCCGGTCCGGGGACCGTGGAACTTACCGACGGCGACGAGCTGCTGTTCACCGGCAGGATCCGGCAGTATAAGGACAATTTCTGGCAGCAGCGCAGCGTGACCTGCGAGGGGGCGCTGGGGTATCTGGCGGATCTTCCGGACGTGACGACCGTTGCCTCCGACGAGGCGCCGATTACCGTGCAGGCGGCCTTCTCGGCGCTGCTGGCGGACTATGCCGCCAAAGCGGACGCGGGGCGGAAGATCTACGCCGGCACCTGTGACGTGAATGGTACGATCACGAAGACGGCCACGGGGCAGGTGTGGGACAGCATCGATGGCTGGGTGAGCGAGTTCGGCGGATTTTTGACGCTGCGCCGGACTGATGGGAAGCTGCATCTTGATTATAAGAAGGACCGCCCGGGGCTGGATACCTCGCAGGTGATCCGTTTCTCCGTCAACATGCTGGAGACGCTGGACCGTCTGACGGACGCTTCCAAGATCGAGACCGGCGTGCTGGCGATCGGCGGAACGCCGGAAGGCGCCAGCGCCCCCGTGACGCTGAACGGATATCCGGGGACGGAGAACGGCGTGCTGTTCGCAGACACCCGGTCGGTCTATGGATCTATTTATAAGCGGGTGGAGTTCAAAGACGCGCTGACGCAGGAGGCCCTTTACGCGGCGGCGCAGGCGTATCTGGAAGGAGTCGCTGCAGCCGCCGTGTCGCTGAAGCTGTCCGCCGTGGAAAATAAGCTGCTGGGGCTGGCGCCGCATCACATGAAGATCAGCGCATCATATCAGGCGATCAGCGAACCACACGGGTTGAACGCTGCCTTCCCGCTGAAAAAGCGGGTGCTGAACATTCTGGCGCCGGAGAGCAGCTCAACGGAGTACGGAGCGGCGGAAACAGCCCTGACAGAGAAGCAGGCGAGCTGGAACCGGAAAACAGGAAAAATTGAACTAAAAGCAGAAGAAGCATTTCAAAAGGCCAATACCGCCAAGATAACAGCGGACACGGCTAAAACGACAGCACAACAGGCGAACACAACGGCTGTTGCTGCGTCTGAAACGGCGGCGCAGGCAAAGCAGGCTGCGGACGCGGCGGCAAGCGCGGCGGATTTGCAGGCGGTCGAGGCAATCGCGCAGGCGGCAAGATCTGAGGCTTCGGACGCGGCGGACGACGCGGCGGATGCGGTATCGGCGGCTCAAGCGGCGCAAACGACAGCCGGGAACGCACAGACAGCGGCGAGCAACGCGGCGAGTGCTGCGGAAACGGCACAGACCACGGCCAACGCGGCGTCACAGGCAGCCGGGAACGCGCAATCGACGGCTGATACCGCCCGGACGGAAGCGGCTGCGGCCCAGACGGCGGCAAATAATGCTGCGAGTGCTGCGGCAAGCGCCCAGTCAACCGCGAATACAGCAAATTCAAATGCCTCTGCCGCGCTGACAAAGATCAATGCGGTTGCGGATTATATTCAGGAGACCGGGACGAGCGGGATCTGGACCTGGGAGAAATGGGCAAGCGGGAAGGCAGTGTGCCGGGGGTCGCACGATTTTAGCATTGCATCCGGGGCTTTCTCGGCTTATGGGAACATTTATTCTCTTACCGGTGACACGATATATTTCCCGTCTGGATTTTTTGTAGGGGTTCCGTTCGTTCTCATGGATATTGGCGTTTGCTCGCTGAGCTCCGCAGTTATCTGGTTAGGTCACCGTTACAATCCCACTGCGGCGGAAGCAAGTTTTCAGTTATTCCGCCATGCGCAGTTAAATGCAAGCTGCACGATCGGCATCAATGTCAAAGCCGAAGGGCAATGGAAGTAGGAGGACTTTTTATGATTGACGCAATACAGTATTACAAGGATCACATGAATGATTCAATCGTCGCTCTTGAGGACGCGATCTTCAGGCTGACCGGGGGCGGGGATACGGCAGAGGGAGTCGCCGCTCATTACAATAGCGCCGCTTACGGTTGGGACGTCAAAGATGATATTTTCAAATTGGCGATTCTGCATCTTCTGCTGTTGTCAAAAACAAAGGACGGAATTGACGCCATAGAAATGCTTGCCACCACCGACAAAACTTTATCCGTACCGGGCAAAGCTGCGGACGCGGCGGCTGCCGGGAATCGTTTGGTTTTTGATGAAGGCCGAATCAGCAGTATACAGAAAAGACTGAGTGGTGTGTCCGTCCTCCTGTGGGGGGACCGTAGCGTTCTGACAGACGGAAAAAGTGTAAATTATACTACGGGCGAACTGAAGGACAGCGAAAATGCCTCATATTCTGACTACATAGGGTTGCCGGACGGAATAAGCAGGCTCTGGTACAATCGTCTTATCGTTCCCACTTCTGAGACAAATTCAGGGATCGCGTTTTACGATTCCAATAAAAATTATATCAGCGGCGTCAGTAATGTGACCGGAGGCGAAGGGTACAGCTCGGTATTTTATCGTACCGCAGTCCCCAGCGGGGCGGCATACGCGCGGTTTACTTACGTCAGTTCAGATCTTGCCGGAAGATATCCGCCGTTCTATGTTTCTGTTGACGACAGTCTCGACGGCAGCTTTGCCAGCCTTGAAAAACTTGTCGAGTTCGGACTCGGGCACAATCTCCCGTCCGTTTTTGCAGACGATCAGTGCGTAGAATATGACACCGGCGACGTTATATCTTCCGGCTCTGGGCAATCCGCCACGAATTTCATTGAGATACCCGCTAATGCGGAGAACCTTATTTATATGGATCTTGTCGTAAATGCGGAAGATCCGTCGTCGGGCTTGGCTTTTTACGATGCCAACAGGAATTATATTTCCGGCATTCCCCATAAGACAGGAACCGAAGGGTCCATATCCAGCGAACTGTCGGAAGTGTCTGTTCCTGACAACGCGGTTTATGTCAGATTTTCATATGTGGCATCAAGACTTGCGGATCGTTTTGACCCGTTTATTGCTTGCGTCACATTTAAAAACAGCCTTTTGGACCGTGTTCCAAAGCTTGAGTCTGCGGTGTATGACGGGAACAAAAACGTGGATTTGTCGCGAGCGATGAGCAAGCCTTACACGCTGCCGCTTTACGGCAAAACGTGGGTCACCTACGGGAGTTCGATTTTTCGTATTGTTCCGTTGGATGGCGCACGCAGCGTGAAAATTCAAACCGGCGGGACAAAAACAAGATATATTTTCCTTACGGACGCAGACGGAATCGAAAACAACGCGGAGGCTCACACTCCGGGGACCGCTATTTGTACGGGGGTAAAAGCTTATACAACAGAATCAGTACCCGTTCCGGATGGCGCAACATACATCGGTATCTGGGAGCGTGCTTCCGACGGGACGTCGACTATCCCCGAAAAAGTCTCGCTCTGTTACGGTACAGAGGAAAACAATAAAAAAATCATTTCGGGTCCGATTTTCAATCTGAATTTGTCAAAATCGTCTGATTACACCGATTTAAGCGGTTACGATCCGGACACGCAGACGATACCTTCCGGCACCATCACCCAGAACGGTCTTCTCATGCTCAACGGGTTCGAACACTACGTGACAATCAACAAGTATGCTGTTTGCGACGATGTTTCTTACCGTGCTGATATTCGATTGGGCTCAGAAGGTGTCGGCATCTGCACGCTTGGCACAGCAGATATGCCGGGGGCGGAAACCGATGACAGCGACAAACCGCATGCAACGATTGTGGTTTTCGATTTTACAAACGGGCGGGTTCATTTCAAGACCGGTACGGAAGCAAACAAATATTGCCATGATGGAACGTCTTTGCCTGTGGACGATTACCAGCCATACGGGCTCCCTAATACGATGGTGCATTTATCGGGGACACGCTATCGTATCGAAATCGGAAGAAAAAAAAGATGCCCATACGCCGCAGTATATAATTTGACAACCGGCGACACTTGCTATTATGCCGAATTGCAGGCATACGCGACGACCGCCAGTTATGGCGGGAAAGCGGGCGCTTTATATGATCTTCCAACCTTTGCTGCATTATCCGGTTCCATTACGTTCGAACGGGTCGCGGCGTTTGTTCCCACTGGGGTGCACGTCGCATTCCTTGGCGATTCAAACACTGAGGGGTCTCAAATCGCGTATAAAGACGTCTGGGCCAATCAAATCATATCCGCGATGAACGGCGATGGATTAAACATGGGCCGCGGGGCCGGAACAGTAAAGCACATGATACGGTGCGCGACTGATATTTTGCCGGTCGTTAAACCCAAATACGCGGTCGTTATGATCGGGTCCAACGGAAAAGATACTGTGAACACAGAAACCAATTTCAACGAGCTCAAAACCGCAATAGAAACCGCCGGCGCAATACCGATATTCAACATGTTCCCACGCGGGACAAGTATGATCACCCCGGGGTCTGAGTATAAAAGGAGATCCGATATCATATTAGGACTTGACACGGAGCATCCGAGATTTGATATTGCGACGTCTATTGACCATGACCTGACCAAGGCACAGAATGAAAGTTTGTTCAAAGAGGACCGCCAGCATCTGAACGAAGCTGGTGAAAAGGAAGTTTATTCCGCTTTCATGGCCACGGTCGGGTGGGAATTATCATAAGTAAGGAGGAAACACTATGGGAACTTTTCTGACTGAAGACAGGTCGTTTGAGGCCTGCGGGGTGCACGTCAAGCAGAAAATCCTGCCGTCGAATCTTCGCCCCGGTAAACTTCTGAACACACCGAACCATAGGCCGCTGTGGGTTACGATCCACAACACGGACGACGTCAGAGAGGCCGCCGGAACCAACGACGCGGAACAGTATGCCCGCGCCACCTTCAACGGCAACATGCGGGACGTTTTCGTGCATTTCTACGTTGACGAAACGGACTGCTGGCATCTGCTGCCGCTGAACGAGATCGGTTATCATGCCGGGGACTACTCCAACCGGAACGGCGGCAACTGGACAAGTATCGCGATCGAGATCATCGAGAAGAACGGTACGACTGCGGACGACAAGAAAGCGGAGGACCGGGGGGCTCGGCTGGCCGCATGGCTGCTGCATGAATACGGGCTGGGGATCGACCGGCTGACAACCCATCAGCGCTGGAACGGTAAGAACTGCCCAGTTTTTATCCTGCCCCATTGGAGCGCGTTCGTGAATCAGGTCAAAGCGTACATGGCAGAGATCGAAGCGCAGGAAGCAAAAAAGAAGGCAGATACTGCCGCCCCTGCAACTCCTGCCCCGTCGGGTAAACACTACCGGGTGCAGGTTGGCTATTACAGTGTAAAGACCAACGCGGAAGCCATGCAGAAGAAATTGAAGGCCGCCGGTTTTGACGCGATCATCAAGGAGGAATGATCATGAAAGTAAACATTTTGTGTGCAAGCATCGGCGCGATCGGCGCCGGCATCGCGGGAGCGTTCGGCGGCTGGGACGCGGCGCTGGTAACGCTGATGATCTTTATCCTGGTAGATTATGTCACCGGTTTGCTTGTCGCCGGTGTGTTTCACAAGTCGCCAAAAACGGAAAACGGCGCCCTTGAAAGCAAAGCGGGCCTCAAGGGCCTGCTTCGTAAGGGCGGGATGCTGTTAATGGTTCTGATCGCCTGTCGGCTGGATCTCATGCTTGGCGCGCATTTCATCCGCGATGCGTGTGTGATCGCATTGATCTCAAACGAGGCATTGAGTATTGTGGAAAATCTCGGGTTGATGGGGGTGCCGATCCCGAAACCGTTGATCAACGCGATCGAGGTGCTGAAAGCAAAAGCGAAAGACGAAGAGCAGAAAATCGACGCAGAAAAACCACCTGAGAATTTGGGCGAATAAAAGATTTCTGATCGATCCAATGGGAAGATCGAAATAGTCAGCATGTAGTCAGGTATTCTCACAAACGCTTATATATCAACAACATTCATTTGGTTCGAATCCCGCCTCCCCAGCCAAAAAATGAAATCCCCGTGAGGTCTGAAAATCAACGGAATCGTTGATATATAAGGCCCACGGGGATTTTTTTGTTTTTCCTGTTTTGTGCTGTTTTTGTGTGTTTTTAGCCTGTTATGGTAGTCAGATTGGTAGTCAGCTTCTCCGAGTGATCCGGCGCAAGATAAGCGTCCAATTTGCAGACGGAGGCGGCGCGTTTTGCTTCGCGCAGATGCGTATAGATCTGCAGTGTGGTCTGACTGTCGGCATGCCCGAGCAGGTGCTGCGCCGTCAGCATATCAACATCCGCTTCAAAAAGGATCGTTGCGTAGGTGTGGCGCAGCTCATGGGCGTGGATCGTAAAACCGAGCATTTTTCCATACTGTTCCAACGCATATTCCCAGGCTGCGCGGGTGTAGACGCGGCCGTGATGCGGACAGACCAGCAGCGCGGTGTGTGGCGCCCCAGTCAGCGCTTCCAGCAGCGGCACGGGGATCGGTACCGTGCGGGTTCCGGCATTTGTTTTTGGCGCCTTGACCGTGCAGTTTTTGAAGTTGTATGACTTATTAACAAGTATGGTTCTGTTGGCGAGGTCAACGTCAGACCATGTGAGCGCGGCAAGCTCACCGAGTCGCAATCCCGCATAGATCATGATCAGACAAGGCAGCTGGCATTCATGAGGCGTATTGCGGATGGCAGTCATCTGTGCATCGGTGATGGCGTTCCGGTGGTGTTTCGGCGCGGCGATATTGATTTCGATATAGGCAGACGGGTCATAGGTTATGGCGCGATTTTTAACGGCCAGCGCGAATACGCGACGGATCACCGAGGCGTATTCATTGATCGTCTTTTTTGAAGAGGGCTTCCCTGTGGCAGGATTTCGCTTTGCAATGGCAAGCAGCACGTCTTCCAGATCTGCGGTGCTGATCTGCGTGATATCATATTTGCCGAGCGCCGAGCGCCAGCGTTCTGCGCGAGCCTCACAGGTGGCATGCCATTCTTCCGTCTGGGTCTGCTCCGTACGGGATAAAAAACGATCGATCCAGAATGAGAGCGACGTCGGTTGAGTCAGGTCAACGCCCTTTCCAAGTTCAACGCGTAAGATTGCGAGTTTGTCTTCAACCTCACCCGGCGAACGTCCGTACACGAACCGGTATTTGTTCTTTCCGTCAATCACGCCGACAAGTATTTTTCCTTGGTAACGCCCATCCGGACGCTTTTTCAGTCTTGTTTTTGGCATAAAAACAACGCCTTCCTTTCAAAAAAGTTGACTTTTCCAAAGGACCGGCGTATAATAATTTTGCCGATCCTGATTTTGACGATTGGGTTTTGGTGTTTCCCTCTCGGAGCTGCTACCTCTGGGAGGGATTTTTTTTATTCAGAATTTCGCACGGAGTTCGACCACGCGGCCGATGACGCGGACGGGGAGCTGCTCGACCTGCTCCGGTGTGTAGTTCAGCGGGGGAAAGGTGGGGTTGTTGCCGACCAGCATGACACCGGCGGGGGTTTTATAGAATTTCTTGACGGTGGCGTCGTTTCCGTTGACCATCACCACGGCCACCTGACCGTTGTCGACGGCTTCCTGCTTGCGGACGATCACGACGTCGCCCTCGGAGAATTTGGGCTCCATGCTGTCGCCGCGGATCCGCAGGGCGAAGTATTCGCCGGCACGGGCCATCTCCTCGGAGATCTCTTCCCAATCGAGTACGTCTTGAATAGCCTCCAATGGGATCCCGGCAGGAACGTCGCCGAGGACAGGGACAAGGTAGCGCGTTTGGGAAGACTGCTTATCATTCTCCCATCCCATAATATAACCGGGAGTAGTGTCAAGAGCTTTTGCAAATGCAATAATCTTTGTTTGGTTAATATCTCGAAGCCCCAGTTCGATTTTGTTAACCGCTGAAGCTGTTTTGAATCCAACTTTTTCAGCGAGATCTTGTTGAGACATCCCTTTTTGTTCTCTGAGATATTTGATACGTTCATATATTGTCATTTCAATCACCACCATGAAAATAGCACAAAATAGCCAACTTGTCAACATTTTTTGAAACAAATTCAAAAAAACTATTGACAAATTGGCTAAATTGATGTATTCTTTTGCCGTAGCCAAAATGGCTATTGTTGAATAGGAGGTGATAAGATGCCAACGAACACGTCCAGATTAAAAGCACGAATTGTTGAGATGGAATTGACGCAGGAGCAACTCGCCGCAATGCTGAATATCAGTTATCAGTCATTGTCTTATAAGATCAACAATAAAACGGATTTTAAGGCCAGTGAAATCCTGAAACTGTGCGAATATCTGAAAATCGAGGATAAGGATCAGTATTTTTTTTGCTCATGAAATAGCCAAAATGGCTATTTGTCAAATTAACAGGAGGTGAAAACATGGCAACAAGAAGTGAAGAGATTTTCAAAGAAAGAGAAAAAGCCTCCGACATCGTGCAGTTGTTGGAAGGTTGCACATATGCGGAGGCTTCCCGGATTCTTGAGTGCGCTCAAGGATTATTGCGTTCCTCTGCAGTCGTTACTTCTGTGCATAAAGAATAAGCTCTTCTTTATTGCTCATGTAACGATCGTAGAATTCCTGAATTGTCCAATCAGGATCGCCGGCAGACTGATGCGCTCTCAATTCTTCAAGCGTAAAAACACGCGCAAGATCATTGAGTTCATCAACGGTGATTTCCAAATCCATTTATTCACCCCCTTTCGGGGGCGAGTATAGCACGAAAACCAAAATCAGTCAAACGGAGGTGAAACAAATGGCGACGAAGGCAATCAAGCGCTGGACGGTATATGCGGACTGGGACGCGTTGCCGGTAATGCTGACGATGACGGAGATCTGCGCGGTGCTGAAGATCACCGAGCCGACGGCTCTGAAGCTGTTGAACGGCGGCGAGCTTCCCGGCGTAAAGGTCGGGAACACCTGGCGGGTCAGCAAGGACGCGCTGCGGGCGTACCTCGGCGGCTCGGCCGAACCTGAGGCGTCCGGGCAGATCGAAGCGCTGACAAAGGTCGTGCAGGAGTTGCTGGTAGAGGTCCGGCAGCTCCGGACAAACAAAAACGCCGCCGCGGGGTGAGGGCCCCAGTCGGCGGCAAGCCAAAAATGGTTTGACATTATTCTATCACAAAGAAAGGGAAAAAGCAATGGAAACTTTTGTAATTGTTCTTTATATCGCTTTTCTGCTCGTTTTTCTCGGGGTACCGGCGGCGATCGTACTGATGGACAAGTTCAGCGACCGGTTTCACGCCTGGCTCGCCAAGCGGATCCGAAAGGCCCGGCGGGATCTCGCTGCCTGGCTGCTTGCCCCGGAAGGCCTCACCGTGCGCCCTCTGACAGAGACCGAAACGGCGCTGGCGCCGGTGACGGCGCCGGTGGACGGAGACGAGCTGCTGGATATGCTCGGGAGGTGGAGCGCGTGAAATTCACATACACATTCGACCAGCTCCGCGATATCGAAAAAAACCAGCCCCTAATGTACATGAATTATAAGTGGTCTGTCGAGAATTTCGGTCCGATCAATCAAAGCCGTTACTTTACCGCCGACTACGGCGTGATCGAGGCGGACAGCGAAAAGGCCGCCTGTGAAAAGCTGTTCAACATGTACAACAGCGACGCCATGCCGATCGGTTACACCGGCAGGACCATGTCGGTCAGCGATATCGTTAACCTGTGGGACTACGACAACGAAGAAGCGCCAAAGACGGCCTGGTTTTGCGACAGCTTCTGTTTTGTGAAGCTGGAAGAATCAGAGGAGGAAGACAATGAAAGGCGTTGACAGATACTACGACGACTATAATCCGGGGCCTCATGCCGCCGCCGGGATCTATCAGGCGGATTATTTCCGTGAGAATCTGCAGGAGCTGCTGAAACTGAAAAATATGACGCAGGCAGAAGCGGCAAAGCGGTGTGACATGTCACAAGCGGTTCTGTGGAACTATCTGGAAGGTAAAAGCGAACCGGGCCTATATAATTTCACCAGACTGTGCGAGGGGCTGGAGGTTGAGCCCAACTGGCTGCTGGCAAAACATGAGCCGATCAGAAAAGGGAGGAGCGACCGATGAAAACAAGAAAAGGTCTGCGGCAGGATCTGAATAACGCGGAGAGGGAGATCGTCCGGCTGAAGAACGCGGTCAGCCGGCTGGAAACAGAAAACGAGCTGTTGCGAGGCAATTTGGCACGGATAAACCAGCAAAATGAGGCGGCGCGGACGGCAACGAAGACAGCCAGACAGGCGGCAGAGGACGCCCTGCAGGCGGAAGCGGACGCTCGGAATCTGGTTGACAAGCTGCTGTACATCAACGACGTACTTTGCGCCGAGCTGCAAGACTGCGACCGCTGTATCGACACGGTGCGCATGGGGCTGGAACAGAAAAGCGCCCGGGCCGAGCTGCTGAACAGAATCAAAGGGCCGCTGGTATGAAATATTACTATAACGGCAAGCTGCTGTTTGTCGACATGGTGACGCCGTACCGATTCGCGGTGGTGGAGGGCGACCGGGTGATAAGCACCCAGCAGACCCGCCGCGGCGCCGAAATCATGGCCGAGGCCCAGCGCCAAAGCCGCCGGGAGTTCATCCGGCGCCTGCAGGGCGCGCTGGATCTGGACGAAGTGACGCGCATGCAAGATTCAGACGGCAGACTGTTTCGGTCAATCCGGGAGGATTACCCCACACCAAGCGCCATCCACGCGGCCATCCAGCGGCAGAAAAAGACGCTGGCGAGCATCCGGGTGGAGCCGCTTGAAATCAAAGATTAAACAGAAGCTATAAAAACAGGAGGAAATCATGGGTACTATCATTATTAAAAATCTGTCTACCATCAAAGACACGCTTGCTGTGAGCATGGTTTATGATATCGTCGCAGGTGCGGATGAAGAGATTCTCATATCCAACGCTGACGCACTGGGTGTGGATGTGGGAATCCGCAATGACGAGGTGCAGGACGCCAAAGTGATCACCATCACCGACAGGGACTGAAAAATGGCAACACAAATCAGTCTTTTTGATTCAGTGATCGTTGATAATTTCGCCGGGGGCGGCGGGGCCTCTACCGGGATCGAGCTGGCTACCGGTCGCCCGGTGGATATCGCCATCAACCACAATGAGAGTGCCATCATGATGCACCGGCGGAACCACCCTTACACAAGACACTATCAGGATGACGTTTGGATCCTCGATCCGCGTAAACTGACAGGAGGCAGACCGGTACATATCGCATGGTTTTCCCCGGACTGCAAGCACTTTTCCCGCGCCAGCGGCGGCGCGCTGAAGGATCGGAATATCCGGGGCCTTGCGTGGGTTGCCGTGAAATGGGCCGGACTGGTGCAGCCGGACATTATCATCGTAGAAAATGTACCAGAGTTTCTGACTTGGGGGCCGGTTCGCAAGGGTAAACCGGTAAAAAGCAAAGCCGGGCAGACCTTTGCCCAGTGGAAAAAGCAACTGGAAGATCTCGGTTACGTAATCGAGTACCGGGAGCTGTGCGCAGCGGATTATGGCGCTCCGACGATCCGCACCCGTCTTGTGATCGTTGCCCGCCGGGACGGCAGGCCAATCGTGTGGCCGCAGCCGACGCACGGCCCGCGTGACAGCGCCGCCGTGAAGGCCGGTGAGCGGAAACCGTGGCGGGCCGCGGCGGAGATCATCGACTTTTCCCTCCCGACATACTCCATTTTTGAGAGCAAAGAGCAAATCAAGGAAAAATACGGCGTGAAGGTGCAGCGCCCGCTGAAGCCGAACACTATGAAACGTATCGCCCTCGGCACGGATAAGTTTGTCATTCGGGAGAAAAACCCGTTTATTGTCAACCACAAATTTGATAACAAGCCGGAGAACGTCAACAATCCGTTATCTACTGTGACGGCAGTGGGATCTCATGAATTGATAAATCCTGTTGTGTCGCCTTATGGGATCGAATGTAACCATACCGGCGATGGACATATCAGCGATTTGCGGAATCCGGCAGGGACGGTGACGGCAAAATGCACAGCCGGAAAGGCCGACGTGAAGCTGGCGCCGTTCCACATGCACAACAACGAAAATGCGCGTGGGACGGATATTCGGGAGCCCGTCAATACGGTGACTTCCGCCGGCGGCCAGATGTTGGTCACGCCTGCGCTGATCCAGTACCACGGCGAGCAGTCTGAAAATGAAGTTCGCGGACAGGACCTGCGTGATCCTCTCATGACGGTGGACGCCTCCAACCGCTACGGCCTGATGGCGCCGATTCTAACGGAATACTACGGCAACGGACAGCCGCTTGATCTCCTTTCTCCTCTGCATACTGTCACGGTCAAGGACAGAGAAGCACTGACCGCTGTATATATCGACAAGTATTTCGCCGGTGGATATAAAGGTTGCGGGAATAGCGCAGAAGAACCTCTAACGACAATTACCGCAGAACCACGGCAGAGTATCATCGTTTCGCATATCTCAAAATTCTACGGCGGGGTCGTCGGATCAGAGGCAACGTCGCCGCTGCCAACCGTGACTGCGGTTGATCACAATGCGCTGACGGTTTCTCATCTGGCCCATTTCAAGGGTCAGAACAAGGGACAGGACTGCCGGAAACCTCTTATGACGATTACAAGCGCGGACGGACAGTTTGCAGAGATCCGCGCAATGATCGTCAAATATGACGGGCAAACCGATCTCGGTTACTGGCCGCAGGTGCGCGAGCTGCTGAACAAATATACTGACTGGTGTATCTACGACGACGAGGTTCTGCTGCTGTGGATCAGAGGCGCATGGTATTTTATCAGTGATATCGGGCTGCGGATGCTGACGCCGCGGGAGCTGTATAACGCCATGGGGTTCCCGCCGGACTACATCATCGACAGGGACGTCACAGGCAAAAAGATCAGCCGTGCCGATCAGGTGGCAAGATGCGGCAATGCGGTTTGTCCTCCGCTGGCGGCCGCCGTGGTCAGGGCTAATTGCCCGGAGCTGTGCCCGGGAGAAATCACCACCATGAAGCAGTTGCATGAATATATGACTGCATAATTTGAAGGGAAACATCAAATGAAAATCGACAAAACTTATATTTCATCAAAACTGAAGTTGCTTAAGGACATTGTTCCGAAGGGAGCGACGCTGGGGCCTAACGGGATCCTCGTGGACGGTAACACGTTGACGGCGGACAGCCCGGATATCGCGATCTGCGCGATCCTGAACACGGACACGGAAGAGCGTTTCATCCTTCCCATCAAGGCCATCGATTATATCAACAGTCTGCCGTCGGGGGACGTGACGATCACCGGCGACGACAATGTCGTGACTGTGAAGAGCGGCGCGGGATCGTGCAAATTTCAGACCGTCGCGCCGGAGTGTTTCGTTCAGTATAACAAATTCGCACTGAAAGACGGTACCGATTTCTTCTTTGAGGCGTCCACGCTTTTCTCCCGGATTAGCAAGGTGCTGTTTGCCTGCAACCCGGCCGCCACACAGGCAAGCGCCAAGGGCGTCAACGTGGAGGGCGACGGTGTCAACCTCAATCTTGTGGCCATGGACGGCTACCGCTGCGCATGGGCGCAGTTGCAAAGTGATACGGGGGCAAAGGCGATCATCCCCGCAACCGCGTTGCGGAAGGCTCTCTCTCTGGGCATGGTCGGCGACGTCACGTTGTCAGTGGAAAAGGACAAGGTGGTTTTTACCTCCGGCGAGTATCAGATGTCGACAAAACTGATCAATACATCGTATATCGATTATCAAAAGGTTTTCGACATCGACCCGGTGGTCATGGTGAGCGTCAACGCGAAAGATCTGGCGGAAACGCTGGCACGGACGATTATTATTTGCAACGGTATGCCGGCTCCCGTGGTGATCTCTTGCGAAGAGAATGAAAACGAGCTGCTGGTGACCTGCAAGACGGTGGTCGCAGATTTCAGCGAAAAGGTACCGGTTGCGCGTGAGCGCGCGGGACGGCTGTGGTTTGCCGTCAACGGCAAATATATGATCGACGCGCTGAAACAGTTCGGCGACAACAGCGTAACGATCTGCTGGCAATCGGAATATTCCGCCGTGACGATCAGCAACGAGCTGCTGAAAACGCTGGTTTTGCCCGTGAGGATTAAAAATGACTTACTCTGAGTTTTTGCGGTCAAAGGTGATCACTGCGAAGGATAGCGGTTTCGACATTGAAGATGAAGATATCACCCCCGTGTTGAAGCCGCACCAGCGGGACGCGGTGCGCTGGGCAGTTAAAGGCGGCTGCAGGGCCCTGTTTGAATCCTTTGGCCTCGGCAAAACTGTGCAGGAGCTGGAATTCTGTCGCCTGACGGCAGAGCATGAGGACGGAAAAGCGCTAATCGTGCTGCCGCTGGGCGTCAAACAGGAATTCGCCCGGGACGCCGTTGAGCTGCTGAACATGGCCGCACCGGTTTACGTGCGCACGGCTGCGGAAGTGGAAACCTGCACGGCGCGGATCATGATGACTAATTACGAGCGCGTCCGTGACGGAGATATCGACCCATCCGTTTTCTGTACGGTCTGCCTGGACGAAGCCTCCGTCCTGCGCGGTTACGGAACAAAGACCTATCAGACGTTCCTGCCGAAATTCCGCACCGTGAAATACAAGATGGTGGCCACGGCGACGCCTGACCCGAACCGATACAAAGAGATCATCCATTACGCCGGGTTCCTCGGCGTGATGGACACCGGACAGGCGCTGACGCGCTTCTTCCAGCGGGACAGCACGAAGGCGAACAACCTGACGCTGTACCCGCATAAGGAAGAAGAGTTCTGGCTGTGGGTATCGAGCTGGGCGCTGTTCCTGCAATCGCCCGCCGATCTCGGATATGACGCAACCGGCTATGAACTGCCGCCGATGGAAATCCGGTATCACAAAATTACCACTGAAACGACCTACGATTGCGAACGGGACGGTCAGATCCGGATCGTCGCCGACGCTTCGGAAGGACTGACGGCAGAGGCGCGGGAAAAGCGCTTGTCGCTGACGGCGCGGGTGGCGAAAATGAAAGAGATCGTGGACGCGGCGCCGGAAGATCATTTCATCCTGTGGCACGACCTGGAGGATGAACGACGCGCCATCAAGTCGGCGCTCCCGGAGGCGGTGGAGGTTTACGGCTCGCAGGATCTGGACGAAAAAGAGCGGCGCGTGATCGACTTCGCAGACGGGAAATTCCGGCTGCTCGCCACAAAAAAAGAGATCAGCGGGCAGGGCTGCAACTTCCAGCGCCATTGCCACCGGGCGATTTTCGTGGGGATCGACCATAAATTCAACGACTTCATTCAGGCTATACACCGTATTTACCGCTTTTTACAGACCGAAAAGGTGATTATCGACATCATCTACACGGAGAAGGAAAGCACGATACTGGAAGACCTGATGGCCAAGTGGGAGCGCTATAAGCACCAGGCAGAAAAGATGCAAGAGCTGATCAAAGCCAATGGCATGAGCAATTCCCTCATTATTCAGAAAATGCAAAGGAGTATCGGCGTGGAACGCATGGAAGTGACAGGGCAGTTTTACACTGCCGTCAATAACGATTGTGTGGAAGAGGTCAAACGGCTGCCAGATAACTCGGTCGATCTGATCCATACCTCGATCCCGTTTTCAAATCACTACGAATATACGCCCTCTTATAATGACTTTGGCCATAATGAGGACAACGACGCTTTTTTCGGTCAGATGGACTTTCTGACGCCGGAGCTGCTTCGGGTGCTCAAACCCGGCCGTGTGGCCGCTGTTCACGTCAAAGACCGGATCCTGTTTGGCAACGCCACCGGCGACGGTATGCCAACGGTGGACCCGTTCAGCGAGATGACCGTCTTTCACTTCATGAAACACGGTTTCCGGTATATGGGCCGGATCGTTGTTCTGACGGACGTCGTTCGGGAAAACAATCAGACATATCGGCTCGGATGGTCAGAGCAGTGCAAGGACGGCACAAAGATGGGCGTCGGCTGTCCGGAATACGTGCTGCTGTTCCGCAAACTGCCGACAGACACCTCCAGGGCCTACGCCGATTTGCCGGTCACGAAGTCGAAAGAGGAATACACCCGCGCACAGTGGCAATTGGACGCGCACGCATTCTGGCGTTCATCCGGGGACCGGCTGCTGTCAAAGGACGAGATCAAACGGATCCCGATCGACAAGCTCCAGCACGTCTACGAGAAGTATTCCAAAGAGAACGTATATGACTATGAACAGCACGTCACCCTTGCAAAAGAGCTTGACAAAGAAAACCGCCTGCCGGCCACGTTTATGGTGGTGGCGCCGGGAAGTTGGAGCACGGAGATCTGGGACGATATCGTTCGGATGCGGACGCTGAACACCAGCCAAAGTCAGAAGCGGCAGGCGCTGCACGTCTGCCCGTTGCAGCTGGATATCATCGAACGGATTATCAACCGATATTCCAACCCGGGCGAGCTGGTGCTGGATCCATTCGGCGGTCTCATGTCTGTGCCGTATATGGCGGTTAAAATGGGCCGCAGAGGCTACGGCGTGGAGCTCAACTCGGATTATTTTCGTGACGGCGTCGCCTACCTGCAGGCCGCAGAGGACGAAAAGGAGCAGCCGACGCTGTTTGATTTTGTCGGGTGAGCTGCTGGGGAGGAAAACATGAAAATCCCGGATGAAATATTTGAAAACCGCTGCCGCTACTGTATACACGGTTCACCTGAAGCAGGAAACAAGGATATTCGAAAAGAGTGGATTTTTTCACAGTTTTACAGGAAAGATCTGTCCTGTAGAATATTCGGGATCAGCCGATTTGACGAAGTGCCGGGAGAATGCCTCAATTTTTCTCCACACCATATCTTCGGAATCTGCTATACATGCGAATATGACAATTGTTTTCATGAACCAACATACTGCAAGAGAGCAGAACAACCGAATAAACGGCAGGTTTTCATTGGAAACGGTGGTTTAGGTGGAGCTCACCATCCGAATTACTGGAAGAATCACGTTTTAAGTACATGTGACGCCTACATGCCGAATCATAACTGGCTTGACATTATGTGCCGGGAAGCAGCAGACGGAAAGATCCCGAGGAACTTTGACCCGGAAACGATGAAACCTGTGGGTCATGTAATGGAGAATGAAACCGCACAGAAGTGGGCAGAGATTGACAGACAGCGGACGGCAGAAAAAGAGTCGAAACAAAATACAGAAGAGAAAACTGAAATCTACCAACCTTCGCTGTTTGATTTAGAAGGCAAATAAGGAGAATTCATGAGAGTAAAACGATTAGAAAAAACTCAGATCAGAATAGAAAGCATTTCATGAAAAAAAGAGCAGGTCGCCGCGCTCACGGTGATCTGCTCCCGGAGACGGCCTTCGCCGCCCGCCTGAATACATAACCATTATATTATAACGGCGGCGAAAAGTCAATTCTTTTTTGAGTTCGGCACGATACGCGCCGAGCCTTGAAAAACAACGGCGGGGACGCCGTTTCCGGCCTTGTAATGTATCATATCAATTCAACGTAAACGAGAAAGGAAAAAACAAAATGACTTTTCAATCACCTACAAAACAGTCAAAGTCAAGTCATGTCATATCACCCGAATATTATGCGGCGGTTGCGGCGAAGATTGAAGCTGAATGTTTCCCGGAGGAATGGGCCGCGCAGGTGGAGACGGTGATCAGGGTAATGATGGACGTGTTCCTTGCGCCGGATAGTGACCGCGTGCGGATCGGCGGGATCAGGCGTGACTTCGCTGAGGTAAAAGAGGCATATAAACACCTTACCCACGAAGATGTAGACAACGTGATCCGGAAGATCATAGATGAAGGTTACAGACCGGTACACATTGAAGCATATTACAGGGCTGCATTGTTCAACGAGGCAAGAGAAGCTGCCGGACGTACAGAACTGGCGCTGCTGAGGGATGGGCTGCTATGACGAACAGAGAAAAACGGACCATTGCCGGGCCGCTGCTGGAGGTCGATATCTATCCGGTATGGGACGATGGGAGGAGGATCCCGGAACGGGCACCGAAAACGAAGCCGACGACAGAAGCCCAGCGGAAATACAACGAGGAGCAGGCCCGGCGGAAGTTGATTATGCGGGTCAACGCCAATTTTACAACAGCGGATTACTGGATGTCGCCGACGTTCTATTCGCAGTTAGCGCCGCAGGATCCTGCAGAAGCAAAAAGGTATCTGACAAACTATATCCGCCGGGTGCGGGCGGCCCGGGAAAAGGCGCTGAAAGAATGCAAGGAACAGCTGACGGCGGCCAAGGCGGCGCTGCAACAAAGCCGCGAGCTCTCGGAAACCGGCGAAAAAAGGGCAGTAAGGGCGGCGTCGTATCTGAAGGACGAGATCAAACGGTTGACGAAAAAGGTCAAACAGCTAAAAAAGCCACTGAAATACTATTACTGTATCGAGCAGCAGGTTTATAAATCCGGCCCGAACGCAGGGAGGAGCAACTGGCATTTTCACATGTTTATTTCCGGCGGGCTGGACAGCATGGAAATGGAAGAGCTGTGGGACAAGGGGATCAAGGTCAATTGCCGCAACTTCAACCCGGAGCGCTTCGGCCCGGAGGCAGCGGCGCGGTATATGGGCAAAGAGTCTGCGAACGGGCGCCGGCGCTTCGGGTGCAGCCGCAACCTGAAAAAGCCGGACGAGAAGATCCGGGACGGACACTTCACCCGGCGGCAGGTGGAGAAGATCGCCACCCAGCGCGTGGATGAGGCTGCCTGGTGGGAGCGTAAATATCCGGGCTACCGCCTGCTGCGGACCAACTGTCGTTGGAATGAGTACAATTCCAACTGGTACGTGACGGCGGTGATGTATAAGACGGACGCCGACCCACCGGCGTGGAATTGCGAGGTGATACAATGACGATTTATGTGGAAACACTGAGCGATGTTACTTGTCGCGATTGCAAGCAATTCGAGATTATCCAGCAGACCGTATTCGCAGACGGAGAAATAGCGGAAAGATTTTATCAATGCAAAAACCTCGGACTGTGCAGAAAAATTCACAAGCAGATCAAAGAGTCACAGCATTACAGGTGAGAAGAAAAAGGGAGTGAGTATCGTGACAACAGAAGCAAAAGATCTGCTGCGGAACGCGGTAAAAATCTACAGATCAAAAGAAATACTTCCGGCAATAAAGGAAGAAATGCTGGACGGGGATCTGATCCACTACATTCAGGAAAACTTTATCGCGAAAGTCGTGCGGCAACAGGATCAAATGATGATCGACGCCATAAAGCAGGCAGTCGATGAAGGACTCGTCCACACCGCCTACATGATTGACAGGGATTATATTCAGGAGCTTTTCACAAGAATGGAGCCAAGGGCCGTGTTGTTTAAAAATAATGGAGTGGGAACGTGCCCTTGCTGCGGGATGGATATATACAAAGGCTTTAATCAGCAGTATTGTGAATTCTGCGGGCAGGCGATCGCGTGGGAGATAACGCCATGACGTACAGAGAGCTTTATCGTTACAAGGATCTGCGTAAGGATATCGAAACAATAGAGCAGGAGCTCGATCTGATCGGGTATCTGAAGGGCGTGGATTATTCCGCGGCGCGCGTCAGCAGCGGAGGCGTCGGGGATCCAGTCGCTGCGCTGGCAGCCAAGCGCGAAAAGCTGGTGAATAAGTTAAACGCCAAGAAGCAGGAGGCCCAGCGGCAGATCATAAGGATCGAGCGCTTTATCGACGGGATCCGTGACGAAGAGGTGCAGGGATTCTTCCGGGAACATTTTATCCTGCTGATGACATATGAGGAGATCGGGCAGGCGCATCACTACGATCGGACAACGGTATCGAGAAAAATCCGCGCTTACGTCACAGATTGCCCACAATGCCCGTGAAAACTGCGCTATACTGTAGAATGAGAAAGATCAGGTGAGAGCATGAAGCCGTGGGCGGAGGCGTTCTACAAGTCGAAGGACTGGCAGAAATGCCGAGCTGCTTATATCGCCGAGCGGTTACTGATCGACGGCGGTCTGTGCGAAGAGTGCCACGAGCGCGTTGGCGTGATCGTACACCACAAGGAAACGCTGACGGAGCTGAATATAGGGGATCCGGAGATCACCTTGAATCACGAGCTGCTGGAGCTGGTGTGCAAAGAGTGTCACGATCAGTTCGAGGGGCACGGCGTGACGAAAAGCGGGATCCTGCCGTTGATTCGCTTCGGCTCGGACGGTCAGCCTATTGTGGATACTCCCCCCTGTCGCAACCGCCCAGCGGGATATCTCCGTAC